CCAAGTACCTTACCTAATGTTCTTTGTGTATCACCGTGCCTTGCCATTTCTCCTACAAGTTCTGGGTATTTTACTTTTTTCATATAATCTCTCCTTTCTGGAACAAAAAACTCAAGACAATTGTCTTGAGCCACTTCTTGATATTGATATTATGTTAACTTCCCCAAGACATAATGAATAAGTTGAATTGTATCCTTACACTTATCATTATACTACTAACTTTTTGAAAGTCAACACATTTTTATCTTTTTTAAAAATTAATTTGCATTTGATAGTAAAATCGTGTTTATTTTTAATAAAATCAAGAAGCTGATGCAACGTGTTTATATCCTTTTTTAATATATAATAAAGGATTATAATTACTACTTTTTAATATAATAAAAGATAATTAATAATATTATAAATTGTAGAAAAACTTTAAGTTCTTGTAAACATAATTCTTTAATTTGTTGCTTTTTAATAATTCTTGTTTTGATTTGATGTATCCTTTTGTTATACTCATATTCTGAATAATATTTATTACCAAATTTGTACTCAATATTTAGTACTTTCCAACCCATAGATGTTGTATCACCAATTTTGTAGGGTAGTGTGGTGTTTCTTATTCTTTGGAATATACAACCATCTTGTTTTTGGTATGTTATCTGCATCACTTCTCTACTCCACCTCCTTCGGTAAGGGGGTATTAAACCATAATTTTACTAAATAGTCAAATATAAAGAAGATAAAGGAGGTATTGCAAGGAAAGAAGAAAAGTGTATTATGCCACCTAATCCTAACTATCAAACATATCGTTACCCTGGTAGTGAAAGACACGAAGTGTTTGAAGGAAGGACAGGTAACAGAGATAAATCTATTGAAGATGGTTTAGTGATATTCTTGATGCCATCTCAACATAGAACCGGTAAATTCTCTGTGCATAAAAATCCTAAATACTGGAAAGAAGTAATTAAAATTCAAGAAATTGCTGAACAAGCTTGGATTGATTACTATGGTAAAACCAAAGAGGATTTTCTAAAAAGATATGGTAGAAATTACTTAGACTAGAAAAAGACTATTTCTAGTCTTTTATTTTCCAAGAACATCTCATAACTTTATAAGATGGATTGAACGTATCTAGAATCGTGCCATCAACAATAGCTGTAATATGATTATCCATAGTAACAGCATACTTACCAATAGGGTGTTCGTTTGCAAACTCCCCTACTGTCTTTGAATAATGACACTCTCTTGTATATCTATCATCTAAATATTCTTCTACAAACTCTACATTATCGGTCATATATCCATCTTTAGAAGAATAATATACCAATTCTTGATATACATCATCCCAATCTCTATTCGTTAATAAACTAAGTGCTCTTATTACACAATCATCAATATGTCTATTGTAAGGGTTAACGTTTATATATTTAAACATTACATTTCACTTATTTTCATTATATGTTTTCTAACAATCTCTTGTTCTTCAGGTGAAGTTGCTTCTTCTTTTACCATCTTTATAAACTTCATAGCTGCGTGCATCATATATTCTAATTCTTTTAGTCCATCTTCTTTTGCTCCGTAGTTACCTCTATTGTATTCGTTTCGTGCTTCTTCATAGTTTCTATAGCTTCCTCTCATACCATCCATATAAGATTCGCCTCTATAACGTGCATCTACTCCTCTACGATTGTATTCTCCATAAGCATCATATCTTCCATATCCATTGTTCATACACTCTACCTCCTTTAAATCTTTATGAATATCTACAACTTTAAATAAATAATCTATATCGGCAGCATTTAAACCTTGTTCACCTATTTTAGTTAAGTATTTAGTCGTTTCTTCCATTAGTTTTTCTAACATTGATTTCACTCCTTTCCAGAAGTTCTATTATTTTTTTATTTTGTTCTATTATTTTCTTTAAGTACTTTTCATCCTGTGTTTGCAATTCGTTCATTAAATCACTATTATTAAAATCTTGAAAAAGTATTTCTAAACTAAGAGCTTGCAACACTAAAGATAAGTTGTTACTAAGCATATCTCTTTATTGAAATGTTAGCATTTTTAATGATTGGTATTTGAGTATCTGTTGTAGTACCATCATAAGTAATTGTAGGAATACTTCTTATTGTGATTGATACACTTCCTCTACCACAAACTCTTATATATTTCTTTGCAGAAACATTAGTATAAACTCCTACAGTTACAGGTGTGTCCATTTCACTTCCTGCTAGTTGAGTTCCATCAGCAAAAATACCCAAAGCGACATTACCAGCAGTAGCACTTGTAACATTCGTGTTAAAGTCAATTTCATAAATACCTCCGGCTACTATATTAAATGTTGCAGCTCCTTCGTTATGATTTAACCATCCATTAAAACAATTAGCACTTGCAGTTCTTAAATCAGTATCGGCAAAAGTTATTGAAGCTGTATTTGATGTTAAAACTAATTCTTGTTCTTGTACACTTTCTATCATTATTATTCCTCCCTTCAAAAAAAGAACAGGACTTGCCTGTTCATTAAATAGCAAGTTCTCATTTGAGATTGTCTAAGACATTATGCTATACGATTGTGTTTCCATAAAATCCATTACCATAAAATCCACCATTGTATAAACCTACATAAGGACTTGATACTGGATATGCAGGAATTGGATAAGGTCTAACTTGGTTTACTATTGATGTTCCTATTCCATTAGCTGTGATAGTGTTCTTTAAGTCATTTACTTGAGAACGTAAATCATCAACTACATTTTGGTTCATAGCATCTAAAATCTTTTGTGTGTTTTCGATGCCTTGAGCTCTTAATGTGCAGCAACACTCATCCATTTTAGCTTGGCTTTGTAATGCTGTTGTAAGTAAGTTAGTATTTAACTCGTTTGTTTGAGTTAAAATATCTCTTTGAATATCATTAGAGCTTCCTAGAATAGAATTTTGTAAGCCCATATTTCCAGTTAATACATCACTTCTTAAGTTACAAGTGTTAGTAGCTTGGCTAGTAAAACCATTTGAAATTAAGTTGTTAGTATTTTGGAACCCACTATTGATGTCTCTTTGAGTAAATTCAGAAGAAACATAATCAGTAGTAGCTATGTTATTCCATCCGTTTCCACCAAAGTTTCCGAATCCATTTCCACCAAACAATAAAGCCAATAAAACAAGTGCCCAAATGCCATCTCCGTTAAAGGCATTACCAAATCCGTTTCCATAGTAAGAGCCATTTGTTGCTAGGTCTACTGTTGGTACGATTGTTCCACTTCCGTTCATATAAACACTCCTTTCTACAATTTATATCCACTCTTAAGAGTTGATACCTTTAAGTTGATTGATTAAATCATCACTAAATCCCATATTTTTAGCTTGATTAAAAAAGTTATCCATTTGTTGAGGTGTATAATTACCTGTTATTTGTTTAAACATCTCTACAGGATTATTTTGATTTTGTCTTGCTTGCTCTACCATTTGAAACATTTGAGGATTTTTTGCTTTCAATTGGTTCATCAACATCATTATCATCTGTTGTTGCATTTGTTCTCATCTCCAATTCCTGTATTTTTGCCATCAGAAACTCTATCTGAAGGTCTTTTTCGTCTTTCTTGATAATTTCCTTTAGTTCATAAGTTTTTACGTCTCCTGAGGCATATTTAAGCCATAAAACAGACATATCTTTACTAAAGTATGGAGTATCTACCATAACCAACTCTTTTTGTACTTGCTCTATGGAATCTGCTGTTCTTAAGCCACCATTAGGAGCTAGTTGAAAAGTTTGATTAATAGCAGGTGGTTGTTGTAATTGTTGTTTCATTTTTTCAAGCTCGTTTATATGACTATTTATTCTGTCTAAACTAGCTTGTGGGCTGTAATAAGGATTGTTATACATATCTATTCCTCCTAATAAAATGAAAAGAGAAATACTTAATACCTATAAAATGCGTTTTAAACAATTATCTAGGTGTATTTCTCCTTTCTGCTTAAATTATCCCACAAAAAAAAGACTGGAAATTATCCAGTCTTTGTTCATTTATTGTACGATTATAGTACTTTATTAATTTTTCGTTTTACTTTTTTGATTTCTTTACTTATTTTGGATTCACTACAATTTTCTTTCATAGACATTTCTACTATTGATAGTTCGTCCATCCTATACTTTATTATTCTTTCTTGCATTGGAGTAAAGTGTATTTTAGATTTAATATAGTCTATCTCACTATTTGTGAACTCTAGTCTTAGCCTTACGATTACCTCTACCTGCAACAAAAGCCCCACAAGTAGGACAATGTTTAGGTTTTGTTTTAGATTTTCTATAAGTTGTTCTTGTTGTTACTTTAATCTTTTGAGTTGCCATTTACTATATCACCATCATTTCCAACATAATTATTATATCCGTTGTCATTTGTTTGTGTTACTTCTTTAGTTGTTTCTATTACACCAATATCTTTTTGAAAGTTATAAAAGTATATTGCTAAGCTTACTAAAGCTATAAAAGTAATAAGCCACATTATAAAAAATCTTTTCTTGTCTCTTTTATTATCAAGTGCTATTTCCCAAGCAAGACTTCTTTCTTCCAAAATATCACCCCTATTTTAATTTGATTTGGTTTCCACCAATGACATCACCATTTAATTCTTTTAGTTTTTCAACATCTAGATTAAATTTGTTTGCTACATCTTTTAGTTTTTCACCAATTCTTAAAAAGTAATATTCAGGTACTTCTACCTCTACTACTTCTTCCTTAGGTTCTTCAACCTTTTCTTCTTCTAAAAATTCTACTACTTCTTCTTTTCTCTTTTTCATATTTCCTCCTATACTTCTAATAATGGACCACAGTCCACTCTAAATTTAACTCCATCAGCTTCAAGTGTAGCTACACCGTTTGGAGTATATCTTGTTGGTAGGTCGATTCCTACCACTGTAAAGATTTTATTGCAAGTCCAATAATCTCCTACATTTAACACAGCGTTATAATCTGCGTTAGAACCATCTTGATTACATTTTGCTAAAGGTCCACAAGGAATCCAATCATCAACTCCTACAGGTTTACCATAGCAAGTTGCATAACATCCTACTCCTCCATTTTTATATTTAGAGTTAGGCATTTTTAATTCATCAACTCTAAAAACTCCATTGAATTTGCATTTAGAACCTACATTTAGTACTTGGTCTACTACTTCTTTACCACCAGTTAAGGCTTGTTGTACTTTAGAAACAAAAGTATCCCATCCATAAGGATTACCCCTACGAATATCATAAGGACAATCTTTTCCAGTCCAATAGTTATGTTGGAATAAATGTCCGCTAACACTTGTTATTCCGTGTCTTCTTAGAATATCAGCACATAATAAAACAGCATTGTCTGTTGCTGCTCTTATATCTCCATCTGCATTATCGCAAATTTCTATATTAATTGTTTTGAAGTTTCCATCGCCGTTGCCATCTCCCGCACACCAAGCAACTTCATTTTCAGGAATACATCTTACGGCATAGTCTTTATCTATTACATAGTGCCAAGATGTAGTAACATTTTTCCATCCATTTCTTAGTAAGTTTGCGTGAGCTATTGCATTTGCTCCGTTACTCCAGTTAGATGTATTATGTACTGTTATTCCTCTAAATCCTGTTCTATTTATTCCAGGTCTACACTTATAACCTAGAGGAGCTAGTCTCTCAATTATTTGCATCTTCATCATCCCCCTTTCCATCAATTTTTATTCCTGTTTCCCCTAATTCATTTACAGGAGCTTCTTGTGTATCAATATCAAGTTCTTCTTTTGTTAATGTAGTCATAACATCACATCCTTTCTATGTTATATCTTTTAAAGCAGTAATACTCATTATT